GAATCCTGATACATGACAATTCCCGACCATGCGGATGCGTCATGGAAATCACCATTTTGCACAACATTCTGTGCAGGTCCCGTAGTTGTTACGGCAGGGTGGTCTACTTTAGAAGCATCATAGGCTGCTTGAGCAGTTGCCAGCGCAGCCTCAGCGTCTCTAACATCTTGGCTAGCAGATGCAACAAGCGCATCAGCATCATGCTTGTCAAGGGTGGCATTAATGAGCTCTTGTTGACCTTCATAAAGAGCAGCTTGAGCATCATCTAAAGGATTTGCCCATGCCATGGTGACAGTGATTAATGGCAGTAATGGGATAGAAATTGCTAAAAATAGTGAAGCAAAGAGTTTAATTTTTTTCAATCTTTTTACCTTCCTCATCAACGCCCTTGATAGCGACAGTTTGACGGAAAGCAGCATTAATCTCATCAAGTGTGAGTTTGCCGTCTTCTAGGAATGCAATTGAAAGCAGTTCAATTACCTTGAAAACTGCAAGAATACCGCCCATAGCAGCAGTAGTAGCGATGTTAACGCCCATAATAGAGCCTGCACCAATCACCCCAAGTGCAGATGCGACAAAAGTCGCCAAAATACGCAATAGAACATTGCCGAACAGTCTCATAGAGTCCCCTAATACTAGGTGAACCGTATTAGAGTCGATATAAAGAACGTTTAGTAGGCTGCAGTACCACCTTGAGATTGTCCAGAGGTAGGAGCTGAGGCATCAATTGAACCTAAAGCTCCACCACCAACTTTCTCAATGTCAGTGTCAACATAAGTGTTTGTAGGCGCACCAGTTTCGGTGCTTGGGGTGGCGTACCCCGTAATGCCTGAAATTACGGCTGGGTAGTTATTCCAATACCAGCCATCGCCGTTATAGCCAGTGTTAGGGCTACCAACACCGCTAGCTACGTTATATGCACCGTCTTGCATGATGCGTCCACGAGGACCACCAAACATCCCGCCAACTTGACGAGGAAACTTTTGTACACCAGATAGTGGAGCAGTCATTAACTTCCCCATCCAGTTTTACCAATATTTGGGTTATTTCCCGAATCACTCTTTTGACCATCAAATTTCATGTCATTAGAGCTAGCACCATCGTAACGAGGGTCTTCAGCTACTGAGCCAGAACGAGATTGTGCACCATTATTGTCAGTAAACTGACCGCCCATACATTCAGCACACATTATGGCTTCACTTTCTTAGCATCAATACCAAGTTTGTCAAACATTTTAACATTTTTTGACTTGTCATCGTATGCTTTTGTAACGTCAAACTTTGGGAGGATGTTTTCCTCTAGAAGGTCACGCTTAACGACCTTATCCTTGTCATGATTGTCTGTAGGACGCATAACAAGAGCATCATATGGAATACCGTTTTTCGCCAGCCATTTTTTCGTCTCATCACGGTAGTGTGCCGAACGAGCAGTCAAGATAACCACGTTTTTGCCATTATCTTTAGCTTTAAGCAACTTATCTACAATTTTTCCGTGAGTTCCTACTTCTAGGGCTTCCTTTGCAAAATCCTCGTTGCGGTGCTTGTGGTGCTTCTCATACTTCATGTCGTCTGCAAGAGTTCCGTCTAAATCAAAAACGACAGTTTTAGCACGCTTGTGAAGCGGCTGCTGTAACTCGAACTCGTTATTTTTGCTCAAATTGCGCTCCAGAAACATGGTGACCAACAAACTTAACATGCTGTGGGTCAAAGATTACTTTTGCACCATCGTCGTCAGTCTTGCCTTTAAACCCTGACTCTTTAAGGATTTCATCCTGGTCAGTATCATAGGAAAGCTTTGAGAGACGATTTCCTGCTGCACGAAAGTAAGCATTTTCGGAAGTACGACCACTAGCAATACGCCCAGCAACTTGCACCTTGACTACTGCAGGACCGTATGATTTTGCGACTTCAGGGTTGTCTGTTAGGTATACCCCTGGACCATTTGCTGCAGGAGTTTTAGGTAGTCTAAACCCATTACGCTCAATAGAGGCAGCTGCCTCGTGCGTAGTTCCGTGAAAAAATTCTTGTTTAGACATAAAAATAGTATGACAAGGTATTTGCGTTCTTACAGGCTAAGCCATAGTATGGAGTTACGTTCTCCCGTGGTGTAACTGGCAACACTCTGGTTTTTGGTACCAGCATTCTTAGTTCGAATCTAGGCGGGAGAGCCAAGCGGATATGGCGGAATGGTATACGCAGCTGACTTAAAATCAGCCGTCGAAAGACATACGGGTTCAAGTCCCGTTATCCGTACATGGAAAAAACAGTAGAAAATATGATTCTGCTTCATGAGCAGGGATACAGCTATTCCAAAATACAAGAAACTCTTGGGTATTCCAAAGGCACTATTTCCCATCATTTAGGTGAAGGTCAAAAGGCTAAAACCAAAGCTCGTCAAGATGAGAGCCGTGCAAAGATTGAAGAGTTCATTCAGCACACTAAAACAGTTAATCCATGCCATGACTGTAACCAATTCTTCCATTACTGTGCTATGCAGTATGACCACCTACCGCAATATGAAAAACTATTTGCAGTCTCTAAGTTCCATGAATACACCAAAGATATTTACTTGGTTATTGAAGAGATGAATAAATGTGAGTTAGTTTGCGCTAACTGTCACGCATTGCGTGGCTTCTTGCGTCGTCAAGACGAAAAAGGTATGCTTCTAGATGAGGAGTACTAGCCCTTAGTGACGGATTCACGTCGGAGGTTTCTACCCTCCTAACCAGAGTTCGACTCTCTGTAAGGGTTCAAAGAAAGGGAAAAATGTCTAAGTATCGACTATCACAGCAGCCTTTGCCAGTGACGCTAACGCCTGAAGAAGTTCAGTTAACACTGGATTTTGTCGCACGTATGCGTGAGGACAAGGTAGCCAATAACGTCACTGACCGCATGTTTGATGTGAACAATACCTCTGAGGGTATCAACATCATCGGACATCTTGGTGAAATGGCTGTAGGTAAAGTGCTCAATCTTCCAGTTGACATGGAAGTACGCACTCACGGTGATGATGGCAATGACCTAATGCTAAATAAGACTGGAATTCAGGTAAAAACCAGTGAGCTTCAAAAACTTATCTTTAATGCGCCACGCTTGTTTAAGTCTGAAATCGCTATTCTTGTCCAGTTTATTGGAGCAGATAAGAAGAACGCCAAAGACGACCCACGCTTCCTAATCTGGGGCTGGACTGAGCGTAAAGAGTTCATGCAGCAGTATTACACACAGAACTTTGGATACGGTGAGCGTCTCGTATTGGACGCACCATACTTGCACCCACTAGACTCATTGCTAGAAGAATTTGGAGAAAACTAATGGAGATTACTTTCCGTAGCGACATGACTGTCGAACTAATCGATTCAATGGGAGGAGATGCAAGTGTTGTACGCAGTGCTCGTGTTAGCTCTGGTAGCAGTAGTGATGACGATACCAGGGATGTGGGATTAATCAATTATCTGATGCGTGACCGTCACGGCTCTCCTTTTGAGCACGCTGTGTTCACGTTCCGCATTGAAGCCCCAATCTTTGTATTCCGTGAGTTTATGCGTCACCGTATTGCCAGCTACAACGAAGAGTCTGGTCGTTACAAGCAATTAGAGCCTGTTTTTTATGTTCCAGCTAAGGAACGTAAGCTTATTCAAATCGGTAAGCCTGGAGCTTACACCTTTGAGCCAGGAAGTTACGACCAAGTAGCTTTAGTACCACCAGCAATTAAGCGTGCAAATGAGGTTGCGTATACCTCGTACCTGCAGATGCTAAACAATGGTGTAGCTCGTGAAGTAGCCCGAATGGCGCTTCCAGTAAACATTTACAGCTCAATGTATGTGACTATGAATGCCCGTTCACTAATGAACTTCCTAAGCCTTCGTAGCGACCAACAGGGCACTTACCCATCTTTCCCTCAGGAAGAGATTGCTATGGTAGCCCGTGACATGGAGCTAGTTTTTAGCGAGAAGATGCCTCACACTCACAACTCGTTTGTTAAGACTGGTCGAGTATCTCCATGATGCAAGCTGTTTGGAATGACATTTGGTTCGATGTAGCCAAAACTATTAGCACTCGTTCTCGTTGTGACCGTGCTCAGATTGGTGCTGTGATTGTCAACGGCGACAACCGCATCATCAGCACAGGCTACAATGGCGCTGCAGCAGGCTATCCTACTGAAGGTGGATGCAACAACTGGTGTGACCGTGCCAAAGGCTTGACAGGGCTCTCAGGAGCTTACGATGGTTGCCCTAGCATCCATGCAGAAGCCAACGCACTACTTTATGTAGACCGTTCTGCAATGCATGGTTCAAAAATTTATGTAACAGCACCACCGTGCATGAATTGTGCTAAGTTAATCAGTAACTCAGGTATTACAGAAGTCTGGTGCTTTACGGGACCAGAAGATGCACACCGTAATCCAGAGGTTGCCGTAGAGTATCTACAGAAATGTGGTATTCTTGTCAATCAGGTTTTGCGTAGTCATTACGCATAATCTATGCCCCGTTAGCTCATCTGGTAGAGCGACGCACTTGTAATGCGTAGGTGGCGGGTTCAAGTCCTGCACGGGGCTCTTAGCAGCACAAATCGAATAAGAACTGGAGAATAATGACTGACGCAGATAACTTAAAGCGTAAGCTTTCTGCAGCTGAGTCCCGATGGGAAGCTTGTCAGTTGCAAGCTGCAAACGCTCAGCGTGAACTAGATTACGCCATTGCTGTCTATGAGCAGCACAAGGATGAGCTTACTCCTACAGACCAAGAGTCTACTCAAGCTAAGATTGATGAGCAGAAAGATGCCATCAAGATGTTCCTTCTCAAAAGCCATCAAGTATTTCAAGACGCTGTAAAAGCGCATGACAGTGGAATGAGCCGTATCAATGCCAAACTATGAATTCGTATGTATTGAATGTGATGACACCGTGTCACACTATTTCCCAATTACCCAGAAAGACCACACCCTTATCTGCGAAAAGTGTGGGCACAAGCGTACTAAAGTTCTCGGTGTGGGAGCTGTGAATTTTAAGGGAAATGGCTGGGGACACCAAGCCTAATCTCTGTTAACAGGTTGAGACCCTATCACTTATGTGGTAGGGTCTTTTCTACAACTGAATATCGTGCGAAAAAGCTCGTACAAGAAACGACCCCAGTACTAACGTAAGGAAAGGTAAGGTCGCCTAATGAAAAAGCTCATTGCAATTGGTGCCATAGCACTAGTAATGACAAGTTGCACTACACCCGTAGAAGCAACCCCAAGAACTAGTGCAGTAGTTCACCAGCAGGTGAAAGGACCTGCAAACCTATTAAAAGCAGGCATTGTCTCAGCAGAACGCTTAGCATTGCAGGCAAAGCTACAACTAAACACTGTAAAACTAAATAAAGTACTAAGCCAACTCAAGGACCGTGTTCACAAGACGTGGTATGTGTTCAGTGGCGATACACCAGCTGGATGGGACTGTTCAGGTCTTACTAGGTGGGCGTATGGACAGCTTGGCGTTAACCTTGAGCATCGTGCCTCTAAGCAAAAGTATGAGGGCACGCTCGTCAAAACTCCGAAAGTCGGAGACATTGTTGCATTCACGTATAAAGGGTCGCAGTCTGCGTACCACGTCGGGATATATCTAAGTCCTGATGAAATGATTCACGCTGGTGGTGGAAAGGGCGATTACACATCTATCGTTCGCATCAGCAAATTTGCAGGTAAGTATAGTAACGTGACGTACACCCGCATCCTACAAACCTTGTAAAACTGGATAAGCCCCGTCATCATTAATTTGATGGCGGGGTTTTCTGTTACACTATTTCTAGATACGCCAATTGGGTATCTTTATTTATTTAGTTATCGTCTAAGGAGATAATTATGAACAATTCACAGTTCACTTACGTTCCACTAGCAGAATCACAGTGGAAGCAGAATCCAAAGCAGCATGAGCACCTAAACCACAAGCACCACCAAAAGCCTCGTCCAGCAACAATTGACGACATCTTTCCAAAGCTAGACCGTTGGGCTATTGGCTACAACGATGTGTTCTCTAACCTGCAAACCCTCTCAAAGACTGCCAAGCAGGCAACCTATCCTCCATACAACCTCTCAAAGTTCGGTGACGACAAGTTTGAGATTCGTATTGCTATTGCAGGATTCAAGAAGGATGAAGTTAAAGTCACAGCTGTTGACCGCACTCTTACCATTGAGTCTGACACCAACCTTAAGTTGGGAGAAGAGGCAGAAGCGCTTGCTGGTGAGATTCTTCACCAAGGCATTGCACAGCGTGACTTCAAGCTAAACTTTGCTCTAGCAGAGTTTGTCGAGGTCGTTTCAGTTGAAATGGCTGATGGAATCCTAACCATTAAGTTGGAGACACAGATTCCTGAAGAAAAGAAGCCAAAGGTATTTGACATCAAGTAAATGTCAGACTAGACTAAACCTAGTCACGTAAGTTCTTCTCCCTTCGTTCTTGTGTGGCTGTGTGTGTGGGTCCTGAGCATGACGTTAAAAGGCTCACCTAACTACAAGGAGCAATCATGGCAAAAGGTAAAGGTGGAGCACCAGCTCCTTCAAAGTCGGTAAACGACCGTCCAAATCAGAAGGCGTTTAAGAAGCATCCTTTGACTTTTGACCCAGTAAAGCGTAAGCTAGTCCGTGTAAAGTAGTTACACCTTGACCATTAGCTCAACGGCAGAGCAGAGAGCTGTTAACTCTAAGGTTCCTGGTTCGAATCCAGGATGGTCAGCGATAGGTCTAATCAACCAATCCGCTAAGTGACAGCGTAAAAGCACTCCGTTTGCTGGTTTATAGGTATAAACCAGACAGTTTTGAGCAGCTGTGAGAACTCAGGGAGTTAGTCCACTCCTGTTAGAAAAGGCTCAGTGGTGTTGGCTGATTACCAGACACCACACACGGGAAGTAAGTGTTACGGTAGCACAGCGGTCTCCAACACCGTTAGCCTGGGTTCGACTCCTAGATTTCCTGCTATAGGAGTGACTTCCTGTACGTCAACTACCGACGTGACGAGAGTAGTGTAGGTGGTTCCCCCTGAATCGGGGACGGGCATACCAAAGCCTGTAGCCAGTAGATAGACTGGTAATGGTGCTCTGACCCAGAGGTAGGTAAAAGTATAGGGTCAGTGGTGGCAGCCTTGTCAGCTGTGCACCACATTGCGGATATTGCATAATGGTAGTGCCTCATCCTTCCAAGTTGAAGGTGCGAGTTCGATTCTCGCTATCCGCTCAAATAGGTCAGTAGTGCACTCGCACTTACTTGCAAGGCTAACCTGTGGTGTAAAAGTCCACCGAATCCGAAGGGGCGATATCCTCGGTCCACCCGTAGCTGCTGGGACAGAAGATGGACTGTAAATCCGTCGCCATAGGCTAGACAAGTTCGATTCTTGAATACGGGACAAACAGCAAATCCCTGCCTGCGGTTCGTAACTGTTCAGCATCCCGCAAGGGTTTAAGTCACGGATTGCTGGTCTTATTGCCCATTGCTGCGGCAGGTGATAGGATAAAACTAAATAGTTACAGCGAAGCGGTATCGGCGGGACCGTACATACTGGAAGTGCTTGAAAGAAAAGCCGTGGATTCGACTCCCACACTGTGACTGTTTGACAAAGGCTTGCCAGAGCCAGTGTACGCAAATCTGGTCGCACCTGCTTGACCCGTCGGGTGTGTACATACAAGCCGAGTCATCGTGGGATTCCAACCCCTCGTACACAAGGCAGGTCTAGGAAGTAACTAGGCTAACGGGTTGCCAAGGGCTCACTCTGAGGGCATCGTCGAATCAGAGTAGACCGCTGTGTATGCAGTTGGGTGGTGCAAATCCACAGAGTCCACTACAACAAGCCGTATGGGCTTCAGAGTACCGAAAGGGCTTGACCGCTGCCAGAAAGTCCCTCTGGAAAGTGCAGCACTAGGGTTGTGACTAGTGCAGGGCAACTGGAAGGTCAATCCGATTGGCGACGGAACCTGTCTTGAAAACAGTCGAGGTGTTAAAGCCCTTGCGAGTTCGACTCTCGCACCTTCCGCACTCCCCCTTGGGATAGGGTCTGACTCTCCTGACGTAAAAACGAGTCAATGGAAAATTGGCTGAGTGGTCTAAAGCAGCACCTTGCTAAGGTGTCGGGTGTAACAGCCCCGTAGGTTCGAATCCTACATTTTCCGCCAATAGAAAAGCCCCAGCGTAAAAACTGGGGCTTTAACTATTAACGTGAAACGTTATTAACGGCGAGCGTTGTTGGCACCGTCTTGAAGGTGTGCCTTACGTCCCATTGAGTAGCCAACGTGACCAACTAGACCCGCAATACCGCCTGCGATAGCGCCAGCTAGTGGCATACCATTAGGGTGTACGTCTGCCAGAGCTGTGTTAGCTGCTGCAGCGCCTCCCATGAGGGCACCGTAGCCTGCAGCCTTGCCACCCTTGATTACGTGGTCAATTGGGCTTCCTGGACGGATAGTAACCTTAGCCATGATATCTCCTAAAATCTTTTAACTAGTGTGACAGGTTTTTGTATCTTTAGCTGTTTATGCTCCACCGACGGGGAAACTTTTTAGAAGCGTCCTGAACGGCGTGGTAGCTTGCCGCCTACTGCTTTAGCCCATGCATCGCCTGCATCGGTGCGGTCTTGGCTGTGCTTTGGTGTTGGAACGCCTTTAGTACTAGCTGCTGTGTCTTTTGCAACCTTAAACATTTGCGAGGCAATGCCTTTGCCTTGGTGCTCTCCCATAACTAGCACGTCACGAATGGTGCCTGTACGTGGGTGCCAATATAGGTGTCCTACGTCACCGTGTTCTGGGTGTGTGGCTCTTACAGACAGTGTTTCGCTGTTTTGACCGTCTCCATACAGTGAAGAGTAAATTGGACCTTCGTAGGATACGTTGTAGCCTTTAAAATCTGCGTTATTTCTGCCCATAAAAGTTATCCTTTGGTCGCCACGCTTGCAGCGTGCTTAGCTTCGCACATACGAGCCAAAGAAGGCACAGGATAGTCTTTCCTGCATTCAATACACATGTACGGATTCACAACACAAGTATGCCACTTGACCGACAACTTTTTTGGGTATAGGCTTTTCTTGAACAAGTTTCACGTGAAACGGAGAAGAACATGAATCTATGGTTGAAGCCTGATTGGGACCGTGGCTATGAAAAAGGTCGAGAAGCAGGCATTAAAGAAGCTGCTACCCAAATTGATGAAGTATTAACGTACCTAGAGCACCATTTAGGTCCAGACATTGCTACTAACACAAGCCTAAACAACAAAGAGGCTTATCAGTTCGGCATTGACTATGTGGCTTTGCTTCGCCTAAAGTTTAAAGGAGAACAGAAGTGAGTGAACAAGAGCTTTCACCTATAGCCCAACTGGAGATTTACAAGAAGGGCATTGCATGGGAGAATGCACGCATCATCAAACTGCTAGAGGAGGAATGCCACTGCGGAATGGTGATGCACAAAGGCTACATGGTAAAACGCACCTGCCCTGCTCATACCCACATCGCTCTTATCAAGGGAGAACAAAAGTGAGTGAATTCACAACAGAGCAAGTAAAGTATTGTGCCACAGACGGCTATCGAGGTATTGAAGAAGGTGAGTTTGATGCTTGGCTTCAGTCTGTGAAAGCAAAGGCTTGGGCTGAAGGTTTTGACGCTGGCGAAAAGGATGTCTGGCAGCACGAACACGCTGAGGATGGATGGGATGCAGATTGCATAAAGAACCCCTACCTAGAGGGAGAACATAAAAAGTACCCATTACCTTTGCCTCCTAAGACAGCAAAGAACACAGAGCCAGCGCCACTCTCACGACCAATGAAATTCAAGGGAGAACAGAAGTGAACGAGTGCATAATGTGTCAAATGCGGTGGGCAGACTTCGTACCAGAAGAACAGCTAAAAACTTTTCATGACAAAGGACACCTAGGTTTAGGGCTAGAACTGCCCTCAACACCACAAGTAATGGTCTCAGAAAACTATGGAATCAAGTATTGGGGACAAAAATGATTGCACTAATCGGACTAACAGCCTTCGGACTAGGCATCACAACCGCCATAGGATGGATGGTTTACGACATCTTCCAAAACAACGGCATTCTGCCAGGCTTATTAGCCCTATCCATCTTCGGCGGAATACTTTTAGCCCTATTCGGACACTTCGTGTTAGGACAACTGTAATGCGTAAACCTTGGCTACCAGAAATCAACACCATGGCATACGGCTTCAAAGCTCAAGACTTCCTAGCCTTTATCCTCTTCCCACGCACCTACCGTGAAATCATGCGCCAAGAACGCATCATCAAGAAGCAAAAAGAGACCATAGACCGCTTTGCAACCATGCTAGAAGGCTTAGGAGCCAATCTAAATGACTGAACCAAACATCGCCCTCATCATGAAACGTCGTCCATTTGACCACTACGACTACTATCTAGAGGTAGAAGGCGTACAAACACCAATTCCACATGCCCACGCTATTGCTCTAGGAACCATGTGGGTAAAGATGAAGAAACAACAAGAAATCCTAGACAAACTCAAAGAAACCCTAGCCGATGTTTAAAGACCTCACAGAGCTTACCCTCAAAGAACTAACAGCCATGGGCTACAAAATCACTGTAGAGGCACCGCCCAGCGGAAAATCACGTGGTGTCCACCTACATGTCCCACGCAATAGTGGCAAGCAAGACTATCAAGCTGTCCAAAACGCTGTTGAGCAGCTAATCCAAGCAAACCCCCAACTCAACTGGCGTGAACAAGTAAAAGACGTGACACCGACAAACATTTGCCCACAGTGCAACCAACCAGCACCGTTTGGTGCAGTCTTCTTCCCAGATGTAGACGGATTTGTACAAGCGTGCCGTTCTTGCCGTAGCCAATAACTACGGAATCAGTTGTCCACCTAGACACCAAACTACGCTTTCCGCACTTTTGCCCCACTTGCAACAACGAAATCCGCAGCCTTTTTAGGCTACTGTGTCACTTCAAAAGCCATTACCTGGGTCTGCGACCTGGGGGTTGTGCTGGTTGGTTTGCGGTTGATGGTGCATCTTAGTGGTCGGAACGACCTTTGTCAAATCGGCTTGTATGTCGGGCGTGTCGTGCGCTTGTGCGCCTCGTGGAGGGCTTGGGCATGGCGTGGCTATGGAATCACCTTACCTTGTGCCTCCGATGGCTCTACGAGCCGTCTGTGCCCTCCTAGGGCATCATGGCACGCTATTGCACCGAGGCTGGAACAGCCACCAACATGACTAATCAGCCAACTTGGCTACTGCTGGCTGGCAGGAGCACGCTAACCACGGCAGAGACCAGACTGTGGGCATGGTGGGGCACTTGTTATCAGGTGCTAGCGATGGCTCTTCGAGCACGGTGGCAGGGCATGGCTACGCCACGACACGCCGAGTCTGCACGGTGTGTTGAAAAACTTTTTTTCCTTATGTTTACTGGGCTAGAGAGGCATTTTGAAAAATGTTTGGTTATTTTGTTTGACATGAGCAAACAGCAGGAGTAACTTTGTTCTTGTCACCGCACCTCGAAGCAAAGAGTCGGAGACGAAACCCCGCTGGGAGTGAGAGTCCCAGCCCGCACCACAAGGTGCGTGTTCCTCCCCAACGGCAAGGGCAGGGTTTCGACAGGCAGGGCTGACTCCCTGCGATAACTCAACAGAGCAACGGCGAATAACAGCGAGCAGGGTTTATCCCTGTGAGCGTGAATCTAACGACTTAGCCGTGGGCATCTAGTTTCGACTAGGTGAGTAAGTCTGTATCTAGTCTCTCTAGGTATCTCTCTTACATGGAATCCCTCTACGGAGGACACGAGGTTCGAATCCTCGACACGGCACGAGGGGAGGCACGCCTCCCCTGTAACCCCTCCGCCAGCGTGGCGGGCTAGGGCTACCCACACACAGTTAGGACACCGCAACATGGCATCACGCATCATTTACAGCACCTTCGAACTAACCTTCGAACTGGATGAAGACTTGGCTAGTTTGACTGACGATGTGACAGACGCAGAGATTGAGACCATCATTCGAAACGCAGTCGCAGAAGCCAGAATCGAAGTCTCAGGTTGGGACTGCCTAATCGACAGCAAGGCACTATCCATCGTAGTTGGCAAGAACAAGTAAGCAACAAAGCCAGACCAGCAGACACCGAGGTGCAAGTCCTCGGCTGGCACGCATCACCACCACACAACCCATCACAAGAAAGACAAACAATCATGGTCGCAAACATTGAGCAGTTCGCAAACGGACAGTCAGCATTCGCATCACGCACCGAGCCAGCATGGCACGGACTAGGCACAGTCTTCGAGGGTGAGTTGAACACCCAGCAGATGCTAGAAGCCAGCCTCCTAGCCAACTGGAATGTAAGACTCGAAGAGGTCACCTTCCCAGAAGGCTATCAGTCGCACAAGCAGTTCTTCAGCACGGTTCGCACCAACCCAGTAGACCCAACCCAAAGCGATGTTCTGGGAGTCGTGGGAGCACGCTACAAGACCCTTCAGAACGAAGAACTCTTCGACTTCGGAGACTTCCTCCTAGACGGTGGACGCTGGGAGACCGCAGGTAGCATCGCCAACGGCACGAAGGTGTTCGGCTCTCTTGCCCTAGACCGCTCGACCGTCCTAGACCCGACAGGTGTCGCAGACAAGATTGACAACTACCTGCTCGTGTCCTCCAGCCACGATGGCTCTTCGAGCATCAACATCGCCATCACGCCAGTTCGAGTCGTGTGCCAGAACACTCTGACCATCGCTCTCAAGCAAGCCAAGCAGACCTTCAAGGTGCGACACACTCAGACCTTGAACGGACGCTTGCAGACCGCTCGTGAGGCACTCGGCATCGCAGACCGCTACCTAGATGCCTTCAGCATCGAGGCGCAGAAACTCATCGAGACCGAACTGACCAAGAAGCAGTTCGACCAGATTGTGGAACTCGCCTACAACAAGCCAGAAGAGGACATCAAGGGCTCGTTCGCAAAATACGATGCCAAGGTTGACCTCGTGAACTTCCTCTACCAGCGAGACCCATCAAACGGCAACGCATGGGGAGCGTTCAACGCACTAGAGGAGCAGATTGACTGGTATCGCACAGCACGAGGCAACGATGGAGAGTCTCTCCTAGCAGATGCCTCTGGCTTCAACCCTCTCATCAACAACAAGAAGAATGACCTCTTGTCTATCGTCAAGCAGGTAGCCTTCGCATAGGGAACGAGGGAGGGCGCAAGCCCTCCCTTCAACCCTCCCCAAGCGTGGCAAGCGTGCCACACCACACACAGCCCAAGACAGTTAGGACAATCAATCATGTGGGACACCACCAAGCACCAGACCTTCCAAGAGTTCCTCGACACTCGCACCACCGAGCAACTCCACTCGCACCTCGAATCGCTTCAGGACTACTTCGAAGACTGCCGAGCATCAGAGCAGGGCATCAACTCGAAAGAGGTCGCATGGGAGCGTGGACTCATCACCGCACTTCGCCAGCGTGGCGAGCGTGCTACCTACTGGGCATAAGAAGAACAGGATAAAGAATCATGACCTACATCACCGACTATTCACAGATTGACTTCAAGGGACTCAGCGCAAACACCGTGCAGTCTCTGATTGACTCCAAGTTGTTCGAGTATGACCGCCGAAACCGAGAGATTAGAGAGCAGGAGGCACGCCGAGCACAGAACGGCAGACGCAACAGCGTGCTTGCTAATCTAAAGAAACTTGGCTTCACACCATCGACCCAGAACAGCAGTCGCTATGCAGACACCACTCTGAGCCTCGGCAGTTGGGAAGACAAAGAGGGTTACTACTCAGTCAGCATCAGCGCACCACGCTGGGAGAAAGACCCAGCCAAGCGTCAGGACTACATCCAGAAGGGCATCAACCGAATCCGCCTATCAGGTGTCTTCGACCTTCGAGTGAACATCCGCATCCAGAGCGAGAATGTCTACGACAAGACCGACTGGAAGGTAATCGGCAAGAAGGATGTAGTCGTGACCTCCTACTCCATCCGCAAGAAGCAGACCGACAATGCGTAAGCAGGTCAGAGTCTACGGAAGCATCTTCAGCCTGTTAGGCATCACCTCTGGCTTCGGTGCTATCAGCAACGGCAACAACCCAACCCAGTCATTCATCATGGCTGGGTTCGGGTTGCTCACCATCCTTCTCACCATCAAGACCGCCAAGTAAGTTAGGACAA